CCCGAGAAGAGAAACGACAGGACGAAAGCAAAATGCGATTCTGTTCCCAGTGCGGAAAGTCGTTACGACCACTACAAGAGAAGTTCTGCGGCTCCCGATGCAAGCAAGCTGCAGATCGTGAGGATATACGATCCGAGTTTATAAGAGCCTACGGCGGTAAATGTCAGTGCCCCGGAGGTTGTGAGGTTCGAGTGCCGCAGTTCCTTTCACTCGATCACACCGATGGCGGCGGCGACAAGCACCGTAAGCAAACAGGCACCCGTGGCTGGCGAATGTACAAGCTGCTTCGAGACCAGGGTTGGCCGAAGTTGAAATACAGGTTGCTGTGTTACAACTGCAACTTCGCTCGCGCTCACTTTGGCAAGTGCCCGCATGAGATGCCGGGCTTCAGAGGTTAAGATGGCCGTCAAAGAGATCCTGGGATCGAAACGCTCCTCCAAGCCCATGCTCATCGTTCAAGGTCGGATTCCACACTTTTCTAAAGAGCTGCGGAGTTTTGTTGCTTTCCTGAACAAAGAGTATCCGTTAAAGAAGGATGTGCATCTCCAGATTTTTCCAGATGCAGAGATCGAGTCGGACAGCACGAAGGTTCCCGATGACCAGGACAGCAGCTCTGAGCCTTACTACGGGATCTATCACAACGGAGAACACACGGACGGTGTCAAGCTGATGTATCTTGCGACCGGGTTGTTCTATCCAGAGTACGCTCCGATCTCTCTTCTGCTGCTGGCCCATGAGTACAAGCATGCGCTACAAGATCAGGCCGGGAAGCCGCTCAACGAGGGACAGGCTGATCGGTTCGCGGTAGAGGCGGTGCTGGAGTATGTTCGGAGACAACGAGGCAACCCGAGGTAAAGTTCATGGCTAATTCCTACGTTACAAATCCAATCGTCATCGACACCACGTTTACGAACGGCTTCCGCGCCAACGCAACTACCTTGTTCGCTGCCGGAAATCCGATGGGACTGGGAGTCTCGAAAGTTATCTGGAGAACTCCAGGAGCTTCCGCGTCATTCTCGATTCAAGAGACTTCTGACAGCTTGGTGCTGTTGGCTGGCAACACGCCAGCTGGCTACATTGGGCAAGATCCTCAGTACGATTTCGAAGCCATGAACATCGTGTGGCGGAACTTCAAAGTTCCGACTTTGAGTGCAGGTGTCCTGTACATCTACGTGCGCAGCTTGCAATAATCAATGCTCGAAACCTTCGACAGCTTGTTGGCTACTCACGGGACGCCGGATAAGATTCCGGATGATGTCCTGTACGAATATCTGACTCGCGTCGATGTTCGGAACAGCCTGCGGAATCTAGCGTCCCTCGGGCTAGACAAGGTCCCTCTGAGTAAAGAGGTTCGTCGCCGGTCGAAAACGGATCTATTCTGGCTCGTGAAATACTTTTGCTGGGGAACCAACCCGGCAGGCGTAGACAAGCACATCAAAGAGAATCGTATCACCCGAGAAGAGTACCAGATCGTCTGTGACTTTTTCGTGCAGAAGAACCCGGAGAAAGAGATCGGGGATCAAGACAGCTTCAAGCAGCGTTTGATCCTGTGGCCTCGCGGCGGATTCAAGAGCACGATTGATGTCTGCGATGCCGTGCAGTGGATTCTCAATTTTCCGGAGATTCGGGTTCTGTTCCTCACCGGCGTCGATGATCTCGCCATCGGTTTTGTGAAAGAGTTGAAGGGGCACTTCGCCGCCAAGGAAGACGATGTCAGTTTGATGAACTTCTTCTTCCCTGAGTTCTGCATGACGGAAAAGGAACTCGATGCGGGCAACCAGTTCGAATTTACTTGTCCGGTTTGGGCCGCGAAGAAGGTCCACCGTAAAGAGCCCACGGTTCTGGCGTCGTCGATTGGATCTACGAAGTCTGGTTTGCACTTCGAGATCATCAAAGCGGATGACGCGGTTTGCGATAAGAATTCGGAAAGCCCTGAGCAGTGCCAGTCGATTTCGAAAAAGATCTTCCTGTCTAAGAAACTTCTGAGGCCGGGCGACTATTACTTCGAGATGATCGGTACGCGGTATGCCGAGGAAGATCACTACGGGGTCCTGATCGAGAAGAACGTCGGCGACATCAAGACCAACCGGCAACCGGCTTTGGAGTACACAGAGAATTACAGTACCTGCACGAAGATCCTGATCGGGCGGGCTATCACGATCAAGCCCGAGGTAGCAAAGCAGCTGAAGATCGAAGGGAAGCCCGTCACTTACAAGGAAGCGGGCATCGAAGGTTGCGACCTTCTGCTTCCCAAGATCATGCCGTACCCGTGGTTGCTGCGAGAGTTCGGTGAGAACGAAGAGACCTTCGAAGGTCAACTCAACCAGAACCCACGCTCCGCGACATTCTCGATTTTCGAGCGCGACAAGTTGATTCTAGCTACCGTGCCTTTCACCGAGCTTCCCTCGCGTGGTCCGGTCAGCCAAACTTGGGACTTCGCGTTCAGCAAGAAGAAAGGTCGAGACTACTGCACGGCGTCCTCTGCGATCTGGAATGATAAAGGTCAGTTCTTCGTACACGATTTAATCCGTGCCCGGTTTACGCCTTCAGATCTTGCGAAGGCGGTAGTAGATTTCGCTTTGAAGTACCGGCCCTACGTCGTCTCGATTGAAGACGCCTCTGGTTCCAAGCTTCTCGAACCGGCTATTAAGTCTGAGGCGCTGAAGACCGGAGATGCGTACATCATTGGGCTCTTCAACAGAATCGATTGGGTGTCGGCGGAGACAAATAAAGACGCAAAGAAGATTCGTATGGCGGCGCTGCAGCCGTGGTTGGACGACGGTCGTATGAAGTTTGCCGCGCACCTCCCATTCATCGGAGTCTTATATGATGAGTTCGAGAAGTGCATGGGTGCCAGCCATCACGACGATATCCCCGATGTGATATCGAGACAACTGAAGCATGCTCCCGCGATGGCGCAGTCAATCGCGAAGAACGAAACGCAGACCTGGAGCAAAGTCGAAGCCGGATGGAAGCTTTTGTTCGAAGAAGATTTTGCATCGCCGTTTGGTGGATTCCTTTTGACGCACAACCCAGAGACCGGCGAACTCAACTGGGTGACATCACCGATAGCTCAACCCATCGTCGCAGTGCCTGAAGATTCCGGAATGAGGTCGTCTCCCGCCCCTGGTGGCTTAGAACCGATTCTTGGGAGCGGAATTCTGGGGTAGTTATAAATACGCACCCAACTTTGTAACAGAGGAAAAACAATGTCACATAATCAACTGGTCGATCAGAACCCAAGTCAGAAAGATCCCTACAAGGCGAAGGCGTCCGAGTTCCATGTTCAGTCCGTCAAGGCCGGTAACGGTCAATCTGGTGGAGCCCACGGGGACGCGGAAGGCCAAGACATGCTCGTGAAGCAGAGCGACAACCAGGAAGCCCCGCGAGCCAACGAGTCTGTGTCTGTTGATGGTCCTTCCGAGTGGGGTAAGGGCGGAAAGGCTTTCTCCGCGAGCGTTGCCAGCGAAGGCAGCACAGCTGTTGACAATCCGTGCGGAGTTGATCTCGCGTCTGGTTCGCAGACTTGCAAGGGTTACAAGAAAACCAAGGTCGGAGAAGTCATCGATCCCAAAGTTTCCATTGGCTAATCTCTTCCGAACCGAGTGACCCATGCTGCTCGAACAACCGTCAGTAAACGTTCATGCCCCGATAACTCCCGAGGAAGCAACAGCAGTTATCGCGAATAATATCTGGGGCAATGACCCGGCGTTGAAGCTTGTCGTTCAAGACGCTCTAAGAGCGGAGAACTTCGCCTCGACGAAATCCTGGGTCATGCAGTGGCCTTCGGCAACTACGTTGTACCAGTCGCCGTACACTGCGCAATACTGGGAAGGCACGCAGTCCGAGAGGGCGAACGTGCCTTTCTTCACCGTTGCTACAGCGGTGAACTCTCTGGTTCCACAGATCATCAACGGATTGTTCTACGACGATCCACCGTTTATGATTCAGAAGAGGCCCGGCACATCGCAGACCACCGCGAGTGCTATTGGCGCGCTGCTGGCCTACCAGTTGGAAGACATCGGATTCCGCGAGGAACTCAAACGCGGATGCTTCAACGCGGTTCTCTTCGGCACCGGCATTTGGAAATGGGGGTGGGAGACCTTCACCCGAACACGGAAGATCTACGTGCGACCGGTTCCAGAGGCAGTCGTACCGAACGTCGCGGACACGCTTCCGGACATCGCTATCGAGGCTGTCTCAGATGATGATGCCATCGAAGAGCAGATCGTTGAAGAAGTCATCGACCGTCCTGTCTTCGAGAACATCACGAACCTTCGGTATGTGCTCGTCGATCCAGGTCTCAACGTCCCCAGTATTAGCAAGGGCAAGTACGTTATTCATCGGATGTACTTGACTTGGTCGGATCTCGACAAACTCAGAGAGCGTCCCGGATTCACGATCCCCGAGAAAGAGGCGCTGCTCCAATTGTTCCTGCCTCCGAAGGAACCAGTCGAGGCCGCGCCGTCAGAAGTAACGAATCGAAATCCGTTGTGGGATGCCCGAGCGGAAGCTCGATACGAAGCCACCACCGAAGATCCTTTCGAACAGCCTCTCGAAGTTCTGGAGCGCTGGGACAACGGAAAGTGCATCGCGATTCTGAATAAGAAGGTCGTGATTTGCAACGACCAGAATCCCTACGGAGAGATTCCGTTTCTGTCTGTCGGTTGGTGGGATGTTCCTGAAGCCTTCTGGTCGATGGGTCTCGCGAAGGTCATCGGTGCCGAGCAACGGTTGCAGCAAGGGCTCACGAACCTCTATCTTGATAACGCGGCGTTGAACTTGAATGGAGTCTACATCCGTGTTCGAGGCAAGAGCGTTCCGACTCAGAGTATCCGGATCTCTCCC